CGGAGCTGTTGTAGTAGAATTATCTCTCACATAAGCTTCTAATATTTCATTTATGTTTCCTGGAAAATTAGTGCTATCAGTCGTTGCATTATACTCTGCCTGTCCCTCCACTAGAGGAACTGAGGCTAAGTCTACTTTCCATAAATGAAGACCTCTGTTTCCCCACTCAGAAAATAAAATATTTAAAGAACGTCTAGCACTCTTTAAACCATAACCAGTTCGAGCTGTCATTCCACATCGCTCGTATGCTTCTTGAATTATTTCATCAATATCTAGGTCAAAAGCTGTAGTGCCTGAAGTAGCCATTTCTTAACCTTACTTATCAATCATTAAGGTAGCTGCGTCTATGTTTGTGATTGTAGAAACTTTCATTCCGCCAGGAAATAATATTCCGTCCTCTGGAATATTCATAGAAAATACATCACCATTAGGAACGTCAGCTTGAAATAAACTTGTGCTATCTGTGTTGTCTTGCAAAATTATAGTCCCTGCTCCACCACCATCAGAAGCTAAAATAATACCTCTAAGTCTAGTTCGACCTGCGAAGACCGCTCCCGTCGCTGTAACTCTAACAGCTTTTACGTCGCCTTTACTTGCCATTTTAATCTCCTTTGTAGGAGCTCTCTAGGAGAGCTCCTAATTAATTATTAACTTACTGCTGCACTAAATGGTGTAGCTAAGTTTCCTGTTCCACCTGTAAATACTTTAACTGCGTACTTACCTGAAGCGAGAACTGTACACTCAATAGTAGCGTGAGTTACTCCTCCAGTTGTGGAGCCATTTAAAGTTATGGTGTCTGAAGTTGAAGCTGTCATAAAGCCTTCCATGTTATCACTTGTATCAGTGTCAACAATAGTTGCCATACCTGTCATGACATCAGTTGCGTTTGCAACTTGTACCACTAAATCACCTGTCTTAGTGATTGAATTTACAATTGTAAATTTAGCACCAACATTATTTAGATTGTTTAAGTCTGGTCCTGGTCCTGCAACTGCAGAATCAGAATTTGCGTTTGTAGCTGGTAATGTGTAAGTCACTGCACCTGCAGCATCGTTGTGCACGATTCTACCTGCGTGATCAGCAACTGTTAAAGAAATACTAGAATCAGCATCTACAACATTACCTGGTCCTGTATTAAAAAAACCTTTTTTAGATACGACCGGACCTTGAAATGTGGTTGTTCCCATTTTTTACCTCCGTAGTAAAATACATACAGTCTCTACGTACGTCTGCTAGGTCAGTCTGTATGTTGTTTTATTCCTAGGAAGCCTAGTATAGTGAATTTTATAAAGAGAGCAAGTTTTTACTCTTGAAAGAATAAAGGACTCTCATATTGTTTTAAGTCTCTCCATCTCAATTTTGCAACAACTCTTTTGAGTTTTTCTTGAATGGATTTCATCTCAAGAGTTTCCTCACCTGCATTTAAGTATTGAGAATTCCACTGAGATTCTAGCTTGATTTTCTCAGCGATTAGAGACTGTGATATGACGGTCATAATATAACTCCTTGTCTATATTATCCGCTTTTATTTTGTACACGATTTTCCCATAAAGTCAAGGAACTTTCCCATAAAAAAAGGGGCCGTAAGGCCCCTTTTAAAAGTGTTTATAAAACTACTTATTATGCACCTGGTGAACCAAATACACCTCTGAAGTCAGAGAAGCCGAAAGAATATCTCTCTCTTGCTTTGTATCTTACGTTACCAGTATCAAAGTCACCTTCCATTGAAGTTTTGATTGGTGATCTTTCAAAGTATTTCATACCGTTAGGAACGTCAGTAAGAATGAAGAAAGCGTCGGTATCAGTTAAATAGTTGTTAACTGCATATCCTTGTGGGATCATACCCATGCTCTTCACAGCGTTTAAGTCGTTGTCAGCTGTTCCAACTCTGTTTGCAGAGTTTAAGATTCTCTCTGCAGTGAACTGAAGCTCTGAAGGAATGATTAATTTCACACCTCTAGCAGCAACTTTCAATCCTCTTTCATCTGTGAAAGCATTAATATCAATTAATGACTGTTCGATAGATGTTTCGGAAAGGTCAGCAGCAGTTGACAATTCGTTTCTCTCTGTTCCAAAGATAGTTGGGTGGTCAGTAGCACAAAGCTCTTTACCATCACCACCTGCAAAGCTTGAGTTAAAAGCTCTGTTAAGTATGTTGGCAGCTTTCACCTGTTTGGTGTTAGCCATCGAACGTGCTAATGCCTTTGTATACCTGCTTGACAATCTATCATACAAGTTGTCCTCAATAGCTTCTTCAGTGATTGCAAAAGCTAATGCAACAGTCTCGTGTTGATATCTTGCTGTGTAGGTTTCTTGTGCGTTGTCAAAAACAACTGCAGAACCCTCAGGTTTTACAGCAGCGTTAGCAAAACCACTTAACATTACTTCTTCTTCAAAAGCTCTGTCTGAAGTCTCTTTAGTAAAGATTTCTTCGTGTTGATTTTCATAACGATTATATTCCAAGCCGAATAGTGCATTCAAACCTGGCTCTAGTTCTTTAACTAGTTGATTACGTGATATAGCCATAATTAAATACTCCTATTATAATGCTGTGTGGAACGTGTGTTCGTTGATGTAAACAATGTAGTTTACATTATCTGAACCCAAGTCGCTGTTTTCTGGATCAGTAGATATACCGACAACTCTTAGTTGACCGTCAGTTGCAGCTAAATCGGACACGTCTAATTCAACATTGGATGTTCCATTTACAGTTGAACCAGTAGCGTACACGATGTCTGCCACCTTAAATATATCTGTTCTTGCTGAAGCACCATCACCTTGTACCTCAAATCTCTCGTACGGATCGTCATATACGAAAGCATCAATATCACCAGTGGTGATATTTGTTTGTGTGTAATGGTTTCGAAACGTTGGTTTTCCGGTTGTTGGATCTGTAAAGTTACATCCCCAAAATACACCTAGTAGTGTATTGCCAGCAGCTGCCACATCAATAAAACCTGTGTTAGAGGCTTGTGGTATAACAGGGTCGCCTTGAAAGATAGAAGACGCTTCGTTGTCTGCTATCTGATATTCGGACATACCCTGGTTATCTGCGTTTTGTCCAATCTTACCAACAGGTTTCAAACCACTTGGGCTATCTTGATTTGCCATTTTGTTTTACTCCTTTGTTAGTTTAATTGATGATTCGGAATAACTAAAAGATTAGTTTTTCTTGGAGCCACCAAAAGTTACACGGCTTTGTCGATCTTGATTGATCGGCATCGCATTATGCTGCTCCTTCATAAGGTCGTTTTCAACTGCCTGTTCTCGATCAGATATTTGTTGTTTAAAATATTCTTCTCGTGACTTCGCGATCTCTTCCGGTATCCTAGCCAGCAATAGGCCACCAACTCCGATTACCCCAGAATGTTTGCCGTCTTGTACAGAGGGAAAATCTCCTTCTGGATATTCATCAGCTCTCACTAATTCCCATCCAGATCTCATTTTACCCATGATATTTTTAGTATCATCAAAACCCATACTTTCAGCTCTTATCCAACGGTGTCTATAACCTGTTGGGGCAGGGGGTGCATCTAAAGATGATGGAGGAGTCCAAACTTGTTTTCGAGCTTCCTTAGCTCTAGTTTGACTCGCGCGGGAAGTTTTATTTATTTTATTTTCATTTTCCATATGCCTATACCTCCTTAGCGATTAATTGTTCCGCATATTTTTCAAGTGGCACACCTAATCGTTTAGCTATTGCGACTTGTGAGGGTGTGAGTTTCACAGTCTTGCGGCGTCCTGTTGTAGCTGGACGTTTTGCTG